AGGGGCGATGCCATACTCGTACCTCTGCATTTAGCTCAACGGTGAAACGAACCCCCGAACGTTCACGTTGGCGATCCACGCGCAGTCAAGCGCGCAGACTTTTCCAGCTCCCCGATATATAACTTGGAATTTTCCCAACTATCCCCGAGACGTTTGGGAATTTAATGCAGAGTGGCATCAATTTTACGGCGCAAGGCCGCAGGGCTCGTACCCCCACTCTATGGAATTAGAGTGTTACGCTGAATCAGTTTTCCTGTCAAGAAGTTTTGTTCTGAGGATTGCCTTACGTCTTAGCGTTTCGTCGATGATCTCACGCTTGCGCTTTTTTTGTTCTTCTTTATCTTCCAACCGTTTCCACTCAGACCATGCTAGGCGTTGCCAATTTATAAATTCTATTTCCTCTGGTGCGCGATCTTTAGGTGGTTTCCTAGGTTGCGGCGGTTTTCGGAATGCGAATTTTACTATTTTCCCTTCTGGGGCATAGTCCTGTTCTATGTTTGTGAAACCAATAGCTGCTTCATTTGTCGAAGCATAAAGCATATCGTCCACAATCGCTTTTACTTCGGCACTGGTAAAACTGAACCACTCGCCATTGATGCGATTTGCGGCGTATTTCTCGTGAAGGGCATGCTCCATCGCATGGTAATTAGATAATTTCCACACAGCGAGCACTTCGATGCGGAATGGCAGAAGGATTCCAAGTTCAGTCATGCGAATTGCAGGCTGAGATGATTTCCCTATTTTGTACCACTGAAATGTAGAGGAGCCGATGAGATAGACGTATCCAGCCATGCCTCATTATATCGCTTTTTTCTGGCGCTTGCGAAGAACGCCACGCCGTTAAAGACTTAAGGGCGATCCACTTTGTAAGTTGTTGAGCCTTATAAAACGAAATCGCCCTCATGGTAACGGGGTAAGGCCACGTTCCACTGGAGATTTTACTACTTTTCCTTAGCCCAGTCCCAGCTCACTTCTTTGCCGGACTTCAAAATTGCTTTTCCAGCGATCCAATACGTGTCGTTGGTCTTGGCCCAATCGACATCGTCACGGCTTGGCTTTCCGCCAGTGTAGTTCACTTTGGCTGCGCCTGCTCCGGCTCCGGCTCCTGCTCCATTTGCCGCAGCTCCTTTGCCGACTCCGGCCGCAGCGGCTTTCACTTTGGTGCCGCCCTTCATGAAGTTCGGATACATCGCATCGCGAAGCTTCCTGAATTCTTCCGGCAAGAGTTCAGCGAACTTGGCATGCGTGAAGCGCGCCGCGCGGATCCGGTCGCCCTTACCAATGATCGCTTTTGCCGCCTTCTGGAAAGGCATGTCCTTCTTCATCAGGCTCCAAACGCGATTGTTGAGCGCGTTGACGAATTCGCGGCGGCCGTCCACTTTCAAGTTAAGCTGCTTGAAGAATGGCTCGACGATCTTCGCGGTCACGATGTTGTTCGAGCGATTCACGTCGGTAGCGACGCTGTCTTCGAAATCGTGGAACTTCTTGGTTTCGAAGTCGGCTTTCTCGCGTTCGAACTTCTCGCGTTCTGGGTCTTTCTTGTTCTTCAGCTCGACTTGCTTTGAGGCCATTCCTTTGGCCTTGTCGAGCCATCCGGCTATTTTTGCGGTGAGATCGTAGGCTTCCTGGCCCTTGCCGTCCTTGATCAATGCGGCGAGTTCTTGAACGGAACTATACATCTGAGCCTTCTCGAGGCGCGCCACCATCGCCGGAAGAATAGCCTTGTCGAATAACTCCGGAGATTTGTTCGCGAGCAAATCGATGCCGTTGCTGATCGCCAGCACAAATGAATCCGGATTGGCTTCGTGGAGTTGCGTCAAGAGCGCAGGATCGCCTTCGGAGAACTGTTTTATCTCGTTGCGATAGTCATCGACTTCACTCTGCAAGCCGTCGAGGCCTTCTTGCCCGCCAATGGCTTCGAAAGTGGCTTTGATCTGGCGCGCTTCATTGACGCCGCCAGGGAATTCCTCGTCGTAGGCTTTCCGGCGGAAATGATCGTTGCCCCATTTCTTGGCGAGTTCTGGATGGAGCTTCTTTAGCTCGGCGATGTCCTTGCGGGTCTGCTCGTCCATTTTGGGATCGAGCGGACCCAGTCCTGGCTCTTCTTCGGCTGCAGCTCCTGCACCTTCTTCGCCGTCCTCGGTAGTTCCTTCGCCACCTTCCCCGGCTTCGCCTTCTCCGGCCCCTGCACCCTCTCCTTCTGCAACTCCCGTGCCCTCTCCGGCTCCAGCACCATCACCAGCTCCACCGCCACTGCCAGCGCCTTGATCACCAGCGGCACCCGCTCCAGCGTTTTGATCCGCAGCTACTTCAGTTCCAACGCCGCCTAGATTGTCCATCATCTTCCTCCCCGATATTTAAGATTTTCCTCCGTTGAATCCGTTAATGAATCGTTTAATGAGAGCTTCATCTGAAAGGACCAACATTTCCTCGGGCACTTCCATGATGGCAACAACGTGCTTGCCACTAAAATGCATCTCCAATTCGCTAGTAAGAACTCTGACCGTTCCTGTAGCCCAAAAACTTCCAGTGCCCCTTCCCATCTCTTCACCTTCTCCCGTCGTTTGAGAAAGTGAAGCACCTTGCATCAGTCTGATTGCGAACCCTTGAATTTCTGTCATTTGCTTACTCCCACTAGAGTTTGGGCCGACCGCCTGCATTTTCAGGAGCGCCCGTAGGAATCGGTGCCGCTGGAGGTTTTGCTACTCCTTCCGCTGCTGCCGGGACCGGTGCAGGTGCGCCAGCCCCAGGAGATGGCGTGATTCCAGCCTTCTGCAGAATTTGATCCGATGCGCCCTTATCAAGTGCCGCAACATCCTTGTATCCCACCGAGACACTCGGCGGTTTCCCGGCCGGTGCGGCTTGCGCAGCCTTGGCCTGCACGGCTTGGGCGTGCTCGTCATAATGCAGGCACACGTTCTTGAAGCCGTCTGGATTGCTGCGCTTGGCGCGGCGCCCTTCCTGACCATTGATATATTGCCAGCAAGTAGCGGCTTCTGTGTCGTTGTCGTCGTGCTTCTCATCAATGGGCATCGAACAAACTTCCTGAGGCATGGCAGCAACTTGCTGCTCAGCGGCGGCCAACTCCTCTGGAGCCACGCCAGCTATTTTCATCTGCTCGATCTTTTGTGTGGCTTCTTCCACCTGCGGATTGGGAACCGGGATGCTCTTCAGCAATATTTCTATCTCGCCAAGTTGCTTGTTGCGCGAAGCTACCTGCGGAATGTAGAGGTCGGAAAGGCCCATCATGTTCTGCAGGAATTCGAGATTCGCGGCGTTGAAGAAAACTTCCTGCAGCATGGGATTCTTTCCGATGTCGTTGAAGATATTCATGATCGCGTTCTTGCGCTGTGTGTAGGTTTCAGGGAAATTCTCGTCGCTCTCGGCAAATTCCATGATGTTGGCTTTGAGATCGTTGATCTCGAGAGCGATGGTTTCCCCGCCAGGGATTCGTTCGTTGATCGATTTGTCGCGGCATTTCGCGGCCCAGCGCACTAACTGCTTCATCGAAGTGGCTTCCGCATTCTTCATGGAATGCCACGTCGGCGCTAGTCGGCCGAGAGCGGAATCGCGTTGTGTGGCAATCGCAACTCCGCTATCGGCAGTTCCTACATCTCCCCCAGCGAGAGCCGGATAGGCCCCCGATAGCAATTCGGCAAGTGGCCCGGAATATTCCTTGATGAAGTCCGCGAGATTCGCCGGTGGATTTACGGCCGGTTCTACGAAGATCAGTTCATTGACAGCAATTCCTGGCTGGCGCTTGAACGGTCCGATATCTCCGGGAACGTTGGTTTGCTGGCGGATGGCTTCGACGTTGAATGCTTTCGAGTCCATCCATTTCTTCGGGATAGTGCGCACGAAGATGTCGTTCATCAGATCTAGCCAGTTGTTCAGCCGCTTCTGCAGGGGCATCGTCGATGTGCCCATGGCGTTGCGGTTCTGGCCGTCTCCAGAATAGGCCTGCGCGAGAGCCCAGGAATCGTCCATCGACTCGTTGCGCGCAAAACAGAAAGTGTCTCCGGCAAAAACCACATAGCAGCCGTTAGG